CACCACCACCGCCGCCACCGCCGCCACCAGGATACGTTACACCTGCTGATACACCAGCAGACCCGTTATATCCATTTGCCGCTATAGTACCTGTTATAATTGTTTCGCTAGCTATAATCTGGATGCTTCCACCACCTCTTCCTCCATTTCCACCAGCCCCTGCGTATTCGCTACCATTTCCACCAGCTCCACCACCGCCACCAGTTCCACCGTAATATGTTAAATCTTGTGTTGAATCTAATGCACTTAAAAATGCACCGCCGGCACCACCACCATACCCTCTGTATCCACTACCGCCGGCGCCACCATTAGAACTAGTTCCTATCGTTCCATTACCGCCGGCGCCACCATTAGAAGAAGCACCACTACCACCACTATTTACACCTGACACCTCCCGAATAATGCCATTATTCACAAACATCCCTTGACATTTGATTCTAACAAATCTATTAACACTTATCGTCACACCAGCAGGAATAAACACGCTCCTATACTGTTTCAGTCCGCTAATCGTGGTATTTCCAGTAGGTCTAAAATCGCCGTCACTGCCGTCGCCACGATCAAGCCACCATGCCGGAAAGCGATTATTTTTCACGCCTGCAAGTGTTCCCATTCCGGTGTAGCTTACCTGAATGCTTTTGCCTGCATCTGCGCTGGAAAACTCAATTAAGCCGGTGTTCCAATCTTCATCACCATCGGCATTAGTAGAATAGTCCGGTCGGAATTCGCCCGCTCCCGGTGTTGCCGCAACTTCAGTCAAAACCGTTGTTGTCGGCGCACCTGTTGTTTCATCCACATAAACAACCTTCATATTGCTAGGGTCTTTCTTCTGCGGGACTTCATTTAGCCGCACTACAAACGGACTAACAGCCGGAATTATATGCACTTCTGTAAAATCTACATAGTTCGTAGTCCCTCCATCACCTATAAACGGATTTATCCGTATATTACTTGGAGCTGCCATATCATCACATCCTTTTCATATTATTTGACAAGCTGCGTATTAGCAGCCTGCTGTAAAAGTTCATTATTGCGGGCATTCCGCTCAATATCCAGCAAATACTTTGCCGTAGGCGGATACGGAGGCTCGCCCAACTCCATAGAAAAATCAATACCCTTTTCACCGCTGATCGTATATTTTAACTTGGTTATTGGATACTTACGTTCTTTTCCTTCCTTGTCAGTTATAAGTGCCTGCCCATCTGTAGATAAACGCCGTACCCAAAAAACACCGTCCGGCTTAGGATATTTCAGCTTAACACCTGTTGCTTTAGCAGAAAGAACAGGATTCTTGTATTTTGCCAATTCAGACTGTCCCCAGCGCTCAGCATCAGCAGCAGTATAAGCGGTTGGCAGCGTCCAAACTTCTTCAGATACGCCGTATAAGTCTTGGCTTTCTTTATCCTCTACAGTAGCCAACCAGCTCTCACCCTCACCGTCAATGGCCGCACCTTTGACGCGCGCATAATTTACGATCTTATCAATGCTTTGTGTCGGTTCAAATCCGTCAATATGCGGACCAACCCAAAAGCGCGCTTCTTCATTGATCTTATCAACACGTGGCCTGAAGAAAAATTCCCGGTATTCATCAACGCCATAAACAAAATCTGTTGCAAACTCTGAAAGCTGTTCCAGCGCTTCCTTAGCGCTCACACCATCAAAAACGATTTTCTTAATGTCATAGTCAACGTCATATATTTTATTATCGTTGTAAACAATACCAGTCTTAGCTTCAACCTGCCGACAAATATTACGCACAATATCTGCGATCTCCTGATTCTCATAAGTTTCAAAAATAAGCACCTTTTCCAGCTTATCAAAATAGCCATAACAGGTTATTTTATAGTCTGTTCCAGTACCGCCGCTGTCAGGACGCGTTAAAACATGCCCGCTGTACCACGGCCGCTTATCTGCAAACAAATAAATATCAATCCGCTGTCCATAGCTTATTTCTGCAAAACTTGGAAACTGTTTGAAATTGAGCGTTGCGCTGCCGCAGCCTGTTTTAATATTTTCAAACTCGATTTTATTAAACGGATTATTTTCAGTATCCCTTGAAAAAATCGCCGTTTTCGTACCATCTTTGTTATAAAAAATAACCTGAACGTAATCAGGTATATATTTTACTTCCGAAGGGTCAGGCCCCGGCCCTGGCCCGCTTTGCTTTTTTACAGACGATGCCCAAATATAACGTCCAAAAAGTTTATTGCCAAAACGCAGATTCATGCCAGCCACCTGTTACGCCAGCGGATTTTTACTGTACCGGCAGCACCATTAAACAAATAAGTATTTTCACCCGGTCTTGCGGTCAGAAACTGGCCGCTGAAAGCGTTAATAGCATTATATGTTCCACGGCGTACCGTTCCGGCTTTAGTATCAACAATAAGCGTTGCCGGTTTAGTCAAAAGCGTATCCGCTACGCGCATACTATACCCGCTTTCAACATGCGTGATAGTTATGTCATTCATCGTTGTAAGCGGTATTAATTCAATGGTCAGCGGCGTTTCAACGCTACCGCCATTGCTGATAACAATTTGGGCATCTTTAGCAGCTGTTGCAAATTCTGTAACCAGTTCAGATTCAGCGCTGTCATAGCGGAACGGGTCAGATAAAAGCAGCGTTATATCAACTTCACCTTTAGTTCCTTTGAAGCTGTCCACCCATTTTTCTTTAGTGCTGGCCATGCAGGCAATATTATAGTACCCACGCCCGCTGCCTGATTGCAGCTGATAATCACGTTGATACATGAGCTGATACAGATCGTTAAGCTTGGCATCGTGTTCAGCTGGTGTACTGCCTTCAATAACAAAGCCTAAAGTAATTTTTTTACCGTCAATAAAGCCATCACCTGAAATAGTGCTGCCGTGACTGTAGCCGCGCTTTTCGCTTTTAGCGCGCACAGTAATATCAGCAGCACCGTCAAAGCTGTAGGCATATGGCAATGCAGTTCCGTTGATAATAAGCTGTTCTGTAAGCTTTACCTGCTTACGTACAGGAAAATATTCACGTCTTATGATCGTCACTTTATCACCCCCGCACACCCATAGCCAAAGAATATTGAATGTCCTCCATAAAGGTATCGTAATCAGCACCGGTATTAATATCACCATAATTAATTATTTCA